TGTACGTAGCGGCCAGAGGATAGTCAAGCAAACCGGAATCAAGCCACGCAGACCGCTCCATTGTGCCGTAGTACCAGATTTTTTCCACGTAGTTGTAAATAACATACCGGTTAACCGTGTTGCTACCAGAAGAACAGTAGAACCACCAAATTTCGTTGAAACCTTCGTTTGTACCAGCAAACACTTGCGCAGCCTGCGCTTGGTTAAAGTCTTGGAACACGTAGCGGCGCAAGTCACAGTTAAGTGTTTGCACACGGCCATCGTAAGAATAGAACTTATCCACACCCATCCAGTAAACAATACCAGAAGCAATCACGGCTGCATTAGGGCCTTCAATTGAAATGTTATCTCCAAGAAGTTGCGTAGCCCAAACAAATGGGGGGCCAAGGTATTGGAGCGAATACACACTTGAATCAGTAAACACTATAATTTCTTGACGTGTTTGTACTGCGGCCACAATCTCAGAGCCATGAGACAGGCGGGTAAAACCTGCTTGGTTTGTAGGATCGGGTGTCCAGTTGTACGGGTCGTCCTGCGCCGACCAGCGAATTAACATAGGATCCATCGTGCTGGAGCCGTAATCGTTTGTGCCAAACACAATGATGAAGCGAGAAGAATCTGACACAGTCAAGTTGTTCTGTACCACAGGACAGTCAACAATATTAGACACTGCACCCGTACCTGAAGAAGTAGTGTTAACGGGGTTACCGGCGCTATTTAGCAGTTTAAAAGTTAAGCCGTTTGCTTCAAACACATAGTACGTAGTGCCAGCAGTAACGCCCGTTGGCAGCGAGCCCCCAGAGAATTGAAGCGCCGCACCTTCTGTGTACTGAATGGTAGACGTAACCACTGTTGGGGAAGCGTTGGTAAACGAGACCGTACCACCCAAAGAACTAAGCAAAACGCCACGGGTAGATACGCCCGTTGTAGCGTCCCAATAATAAAGACCACCACCACGAGGGCCGAAGACCAAGTCCTCGCCGTAGTTAATTTGACTCCATAACTGAAGTGCAATAGTTGCACTACCGCCAAACCCCCAAGTACCTGCGCCCCAAGTGCTGGCGCCCCAGCCTGTTAAAGGTATCGCAAACTCAGGGCCGACATTTAATTGGTACGCCGCTACAACAGCAGAACCGCCAGAGGAACCTGCGGCAATTACGGTGGGGGATGTAGAAATTGTGTAAGAGTTTGCGTTAACAACTGTTACTTGAAACTCTGCGTTAAAGGTAGCTGCGTACGTGCCCGTAGCGCCACTAAAGGTTACAAAATCGCCTGTCAAACAACCATGCGCTGTGGCAGTTACGGTTACCGTAGTTGTGCCGTTACCTGTAAACGGGTTAGTGCCAAGTGTTGTGGTTGTACGAATGGGTGTAATATCAAAGTACGCGCCGCCGCGCTCAATGTAGAACTTTAAGTTAGTTCCAACCCCTATCAAGTTCAAGCCTGCAAGCGTCACCCAATTCCACAACGACCGGCATCTACCTAAAAAAGTAGATGTAGAGATACGCTGCCAGCCGCCAATGACTTCAGGGTTGCCTTGACGGAAACGAATCTTGTCGCACTCGTACCAACCACCCTCGGTGGTGTATCGCGTGTTCTCTTTATTCACGCCCGGCTTAAACAGTATTTTTTGTAATGGCATGGGCTACCTTTATTTACTGGCAACGCCTTTGGTCTTCTCAAAAGAACGCATACCGGCAATGCCCAAGATGCCTGATAATATCACCCAAAGCTGGTCTGCGTCTAGTACTGGAGGGGGATCCATGCCAACAGGAACCCAGCCCATAGCCTGCAAATATTTCCATGCCCACTGGAACAACGGGTAGAGCAGGAACTGATAGCCCATAGCCGCCACACCAATCCATCCAATGGCCGGACGCCAGCCGCTGACAAACACGCTACTGGACGCCGCTTCGATTTTGTTGACTTCGATCTGCGCTAGGTCTGTGGCTTGGTCAATGCGCTTCTCTTCCAGATCGAGCTTACGTTGCTCAATCTCCATTTCCATCTTTTCTTTGTCGGTAGTAATCAGGTCGCCTGCAACCTTACCAACAGCTTCAATAATTGATCCTACGGCAAGCAAGCTCATTTCAAACCTTTCAATGTACGGTTCAGCCAACCCAGCAAAAACTTAACTTGCGTTCTGTTTTGGTTGCAAATCTCAGCGTAACGAGCCATCTTTGCCAAAGCGTATGCCTGTTTAAACAGTTTACCGTCCGTAACTTGGTTAAGCTTCTCTACTGTTTTAGCTCCAACACCGCCGTCAGGTGTAGCGCCGACAACCAATTGGGCCAGCTTGACCGCCATGCCCATGCCTGCATTTACACCAAAGTTAAAGATGGTGTTAGCCACCTCTTGGTTTGCAATCTCATTGCCACGCATCTTGTCCCAGAACTCCACACGGTAAAACTCACGCACCATAGGCGTCAAAGAGCCGCCCATCTCTTTCTTGTCCACCAGCGCCCAACCGGGCCACTGCGGATTCTTGTTACGGGCAATGCCAGCGTAGGTCATGCCACCCGTGTCGCCGGGGACTTCATGGAGAACGTAGCCACCCTCGTCCTGCATCATCTGCTCAAAGGCTGGTTCAAACTGGGCCATTTATAGTCCTTTACTGTTTGCTTTTACTAAGCATGTTACTGGCAATCTGTAGCATTCCCATCGCCTTGGTTAAGTCCTTGGGTTCTTTATCCCAACCCACCGTAATCTGCCCAACAAATCTGCCCTGCTCTGGGGGCACACTGACACGGCATCCAAACTTCACGCCTTTGTCAATGTACCAAAGCCCAATCTCACTTTGAGGTACGTTGTATTCACTGCAAGGAATCTCATTGGCCATCAGCGCAACCACATCACGGTTGTTAGCTGAACTCTGTGTAAACAGCCCCACATCCAAACCTTCGTGCGTTCTTTCCCTGCCTTCGCGGGTGTATGCGCGGTACAAAATCCTTGTCCCAAACAACGGGTTCACTTTGAATATAGCGACCACCGTTGCATTGGTGTTTTTAAACAGGTGCGCTGCAACATCTTCTGCCCTGTCTTCTGCAATGGTAGGTAACTTTCTGTTTTCTTTATACGCTTCAAATAGGAACGCTTGGTTCTGCCAAATAAAATAACCAGAAAAAGCAAACACCGCCATGAGAACTAACGCAAACAACTTAAACGGGCTGTCTACATAAGACAGAACCTTGCTTAGAACATCGGCTGGCTTCTCGTCACTCATAACCCAATCCTTCCAAGTAGCGCGTTAACAATCCTGTCTGAAAGAAAACTAGGCAGTATCTTGAGGAAGTCAAGGAACAAGTTAGCCGCCCACCACGCACCAACAATCTTGAACGCCATGTCTGCTTGCTTTTGGTATTCATTCATCGCCCACACTTTACTTGAGCGCAGTGTTCCATTGCCTCATAAATACCCACATACACCAAGAACAGCACCAAGGCAATACCGCCAAACATTAAACCAATTTCAAGCTGTTCTTGGTCTTTGGCTTTCTTTTTTGCGGCGGCTTCTTTCTCACGCCGAGCGTTGTGTGCGTCTTCCACATCCATTGCCTGTGCGCGGGCTTTGATCTTGTTCCAAACGTCTACCTTGTTGGCTTGGAAGAACAGCATCTGTAATTCTTTTTCAAAAGCCGCCGCCTGATCCAGCGCCATCTCAATCTGTAGGGCTGTGCCCATAGACGAGCCCCCCTTCTTCTTAGCCTCTACAGCCGCCTTGGACGCAGTGGACTTGGCATCAAAGTACTTACCCAGCACAGGGCCGAGCGATGCTACATCATCAACAGTCTTTGATGCCTGCTTGATGAGTTTGACAGCCGACTGTATGCCAGCTAGAGCTGTGATGGGATCAATCACGGGAACGCCCAGAGAACAATATAACTGCCCGCTATGATAAAGCAGACTACACAGGCTGCGGCAATGAATGCTTCAGCCCAGTCCCACATGATTAGGGCGCGTCAGGCCAAGTGGTTGTCCAAGGGAACCCAGCTTGTGACGTAATATCACGGAGCGCTTGGCGGTACGTAGCCCATACTGCTTTATCGGCAGTGCTGTCGGCGATCTGAGTCCAGTCAGAATCCTTGAGCTTTTCTGTACGGGTTTGGCGCACAGCTTTAGCTTGCTCAGCATCTTTCATTGCTTTGTATGCAGCCTCGTTCTCAGCGGCTGTTTTGGCAGGCTGGTCTTCTGTGGCTGGTGTGTCTGTAAAGACGGGGCCAAGGATGTACTTGGTGTACCACTTGCCGTCAAGCTGCTCTACGCCTGCGCGTTGGCTGTACTGATAGACCGTACCGCCTGTAGCTTGTGGGCCTTCAAAGACTACATCAGCGCCGATGGCTTCCATGACTTCAGGAGTCAGTTGGTCGTAGGATGGGCCATTGTTGGCAAGTAAGTACGAGCGAAGTTCGCCTTCATACATTACCTGACTTGTTGAACGTAAACGAATTTCCATGATGTGTCCTTATGCGATTGCCAAGAAGATGTATGTACTGCCAGAGGCATTCAAGGCGGCTGGTGCGGCGGCTGTTACTTTAAACCCAGTTGTGTCTGTGTCAACGTAGTTTGTACCTGTGACTTCAGCGCCAGTAGTATTTAATAACAAATACGGGTCGTTACCGGAGCTAATACCCCTTGCAGAATCCCAAACATACCAGTCGCCCGTGCTGTTTGTGCGCTTGATTAAAACAAACCTAGCGCCCGATGTGAAGCCGCAATCGACTGTAAGTAGTGCCGCAGTACCTGTGTAGGTTCCAACCTTGCTCACGCCTGCTACGGTGGCGAAGAGGTATGCGACAAAAGTTTCACCTGAGCTATTTGGGTAAAAGGGCGTTAAATATATATTGCTTGATGTTGGCTGAGAATACAAATTTACACCGAAGCCGTATGTGATTCCTGTAGTATTTGCGGCACTTGTATTTAGCACAAGCCGAGCATAGTCTATAGCTGTAAAACTGTTATAGGTTTGCCAATCTGCTGCGGCAGTCCTCCTTTTTGTGATGATTAGCTCTGGCGCTACGCCCAAGTTATGAGCAAGCGCCCTGTTTGATACCCCGTCGCCACTCCAGCAAACCTCATCAAAGAAGCCGGGGGCACGTCGGAACATCCAAGATCTGTCTGCTGAATCAGACCCTACTGCACCAAGCGTTGAGTATCCCGTCATGCCATCAAAAATGTACAACGGTGATGCCGCAGTCTCTGCTTCTGTTAAGTTGGGTTTGACCTGTACCGCCCCACGCAATCTGTCACCAGCTTGCCAATCACCGCCACCTGTTGTGACGTCTGATTTGCGGAGCGCCCAATCAACAGGAAACCCTGCGACCCATCGCGGCATAACTCCGGCTGTTCCAGTGCGGGATGCGGATGTATACACACTCGTACCCAATGTCGGCACTTTCATCGGGCCACGGCGGATGGCGATGTAGATGTAGGTAACACCACCTAAACCTGCACCCATGTTCCCACCCACAGTAAACCCTGTAGATGTGGCATTGACTGTGCTTGATGCACTACCCTCTACAGCCGAAAGATTTGGATACAACCTTGCCGATGCAGACGTAGCAGTGAGACCTCGCATTGAATCATACATTTCCCAGTTTGATGTATCGCTACTAGCTTTTACCATTACCCATTGAGGCTCATACCCAAGGCTAACAGTTGCATTTCCAGAACCATTAACAGTAAACGACCCACACGAAATCACATTGTCTGAACCAGTCAGACCAAAGCCGCCTGCGTCATGGGCGAAGAGGTAGGCTACGTATGTTGCACCGTTTTCATTGACTTGACCGTCAGTTGCAACGGTGAAATTTGTGCTTGTTGGGGCAATAAAATTTGTATTGTCGCCCCACCAAAATCTTCCATTGGTGTTTTGTGCGGAAGTAGCGTTTAAAACAAGCACTCCATTTCCTGTGCCGCTGTTTATGCCTCTGTGATAAACCGCCCATGCATCTGCACTACTTGTTTTTTTAACAAAAATGCACCCCGGTGTTGAACCAAGATTATGCGCTACTGTTCTACCCGCAGTACCATTCCCCGTATAAGTCACAATATCAAAGAACTTTGGTTGCTTGCGGAATGTCCATGAGACATAATTCTCTGGAGTAACATTAAGACCGTAATTAGTTCCAACACCGTTAGCATCTGCACGAAGCGTAAAACCATTGGTGTTGAACGCAGAAATACCTGCTGTGTTTTCTGGAAAACCAGTCTGTGCAGGGTTTGTCGTATTGGTGTAAAGAATGTTACCGTTGGTAAGCCCCCGAGCAGAATCTACAACGCAATTGTTATACGCAAAACTCCTGTCTTTCATCCACACCATACCACCTTTGGTAGATAAATCAATACCGTTGGTGATCGTCTGAATTGCGGTTGTCCCCGTGTAGAGGTATGTGCTGAACACTTCCTCGATGTAGTTGACCACGGCGGATTGTGCAAACTCACCAAAGCCTTGAGCAGACGCAGCACCACGGGTAGCTATTAAAGGCATGTTGTGTCCTTACGCAAACTTGGTCTGTGCAGCAAACACGGTAAATGTCGCGCTGCCCGTTTTAACAATTGTGTAAGTGTAAGCGTCGATGCTAGAGGCATTACCCGCAGACCAAGCAGTACCGCCTTGGTATTTTGGTGTCACACTGCTACCGTCAACCTGAACCACGTTGTTGTAGTAAGCAGTTGAACCTTGGGTTACAAAGAACGCAACGGTAACGGATTCGCCAGTAGACATCAAAGTATTAAGCGATGTGCCGCTAGAGCCACGGAAGTTGACCGTCCAGTTAGCCGAAGCATTGCTCGTGTAGTACAACACAGCCTGAGTGGTTACGTCGTAGTTGATTGTGCCCGTAGCGGCAGTGGCAGAAATTGTGGCGGTCTCTAACACATCACCAATTTTTAAACCGGCAGTGCTGGAAGTACCCACGGCGGTAAGTTTCTGAGCAACTGTTGTATTTCCAGACTGAAGCGTAATAGCCGTTGTACCCGCAGACTGAAGTTCTAAAATACCTGACGCATCTGCCGTGACGATCGCGCCGCCTACGACTGTATCTGCATTGATTGTTGTGGTCATGTATTACTCCAATGCTTGAATTTGAGCAGTGAGGGCTGTGATCTGAGCCATCAGTTGTTCTTTGGTTGGCGCAGGTGCTGGCGCTTCAGGAACATACGCGGCATCACGAGCTTGCAACTCAGCAATCTCTGCGGGTGTTAAGTCAACACGTTCGCCGTTTACAATTTTATGTGTGTGCATATTAGGTCATCCCTATGAGTTGAACTACACCGGTCAAAGTCCCTGAACCCGGCAGTATTTGAACGGCGTTAACAGCGCCAGTTGTACTTAATCTAGCGCCCCCGCCCATGAGGATGTTGTATATGCCAGAGCCATCAATAAATCCACCCGTAAAAGAAATGTTGGTTCTACTGGCATTGGAAGGGTTCCAAAGGTATACATCAATACACCCACCACCGTTTGTTGCAGTGGATGACCAACTAGCACCCATCCTAACTTCCGTAGCACTGTTTGCGCCTGTATAGTTTGGTGTAGCTGTATCTTGATAGTATGCTACCCAACGATAATCGCCGCTCGTGCTGTCGTAAGACGAACCATTATTTGTTGAGGTACGGATATAAAACTGAGTGTTATTAGTAGAAGGTACTAAATTTATCAGCCGTACAATGTACGCCCTGTACGAGCTAGACAACCCCGTAAAATTTACAGAAGATGCGGCGCTTGCAGTTGTGGTTGTGATGAGCGTAGTTGGCGACGATGCAACAGAAGCCCACACAGGAGCACTAGAACCCGCGCTCTGAAGAAATTGTCCAGCCGTACCCGCCGCTGTGTTTGCGTAGGTTGTCCCGTCGCCGTACGTTACGCCGCCAGCCGTGGGTGTGTTTGATCCATCAATTACTACTGGCATGTTTTACTCCAATGCTTGAATTTGGGCTGACAGGGCGTTGAGTTGCGCAAGCAGTTGTTCTTTGGTTAGAGGCACAACCGCCGCAATACTTGCCGCCTCAGCCGCAATGTCAGCTTCACGCTGTGCAATCTCTGCTGGTGTAGCGTCACGAACAACGCCGTTTTCAAGTATTTTCATGATTTTGCAATCCCATAAAGTCTAAAAGTTCCGCTGCTTATATTTCCTGTAGAAAATTGAATTCTAAGGCCAGTCACAACTGCTCCTGTATTTGATACGCCAAGCAATTGCTGCAAAGC